GATCGGTTGGCGCGGAATGCCCGATACCCACCTTTGAACGAGATGCGGCCCTCGCCAATTTCTTCGTCCAGCCAATTTTCATAGGCCATCTGGCACATTGGTGCAGCAACACGTTCACGCCGCCGGGTGACCACAGGCCAAAGCGAAGACGTTTCCATCCTCACGCTGGCATATGTCGCATCGGTGTAGTCCATCGTCAGACCGCCATAAGAACATCCAATCGTGCGCGCCATGTCGCGCGCAAGGCTGTTCGAAAACGGCAAAAAGTCTTTGCCCGGCACATTGGCTGTTTCCAGACCAAGTTTTTGGCCCGGTCCCAAATGTGACACTTGGGGATCTGCACCAACAGAAATCCGACTGTCTGCAGCGGCATCCAGACTACCTGACAGATAGCCAAGGTATTCCTTGCCATATTCGATGCCGTCACCGCCCTGTTCCTTGAGGACTTCTAGCGCCTCATAGGCATCTGCACTTGGTGTTTCGCTGGTCAACGTGATGGCGAAGATGGTCTGCAGTAGCGCCATTTGAAGCGTTGCGTCATCCAGCATTTCAGCCTGAATATGCTTTCGAAACGCAGGTGCCAGCTTGGATATTCCACGGACATCCGTCGCGTCCATCGGGTCAAAGATATGCATGACCAGTGACCGACCATCAGCATCGAATGCCGCATAGTCCTGCTTGACGATGGCACCATCCAAACTTGTGTCGAAGCGATAGGACACCGGACGGCCCTTGCCATCGTGGCGAACCCCTTGGAACATACCGTCAAAAGCATTGGTTTCCTGCACCAACTTTTGAGGTGGCACCAGACAAAGCTTTGTGCCGGTCGAAATGCCATAGTGGCTGCGATCCGCATCATCGAAGAAATCAAACACGCCTGTGACTTCACCAAAGGCGATGTCCCACCGCAGACCGATATCGACCATCTGCGGCCCGCTCAGTTTGCCGCGCATGTCGCATTCTTTTTTATCGTGCCAGAATGCTTTCCAACGCCTTTTTAGTACCCGAATGAATTCGGCCTTTTCTTCATCCGAATAGCCAAGGCCCGTCAGATCAGGGTCTGGATTCAACGTTAGGCCAACGCCAACGGTGTCTGCGATTACTTGATCACACGCACCCTTCAAACGGCCTGAGTTCTGAATAAGGTCCATCGCCAAACCTGCACTGCGCGACCATGCGCGACGGATGTCATCCCGGCTGTTTGTCAGTGGCGCAACACGCGATGCAATTGCACCGGATTTGGTGTCACGCAGATAGCGCGCCGTCATCCTGCTGGAATTAGGCGATGCTACCAGCGGCGTTCCATCGGTTTTGATAAGGCCAGTCACAGCTTCTTCTTGCTCCACTTGTTCCGGACACGCTGCTTCACGCTCTCCGATTTGCTTTGCTGTTCAGGTTCGACGGCAGCAGCAGACTGCACAGGCATCAACAGGTCTTCGAAATCGCCTTGGATTTCTTCCGGTGGACACTCACGCGCCGCCATCAACTTGTCCCATTCGCTGTCAGGCAGGCTGCGAACACCCAAGCGGGTGGCAGCAGCTTCTGCCTGCAAATGGGTGTCCAGCCCTTCATTCGCTTGACTAGGGTCTTTCACCCAAAGGTAGCGGGTGAAACCTGACTTGGCTTTTTGTGCCTTGCGTGACTCTGCAGTCAGCTGCCGGAAGTATTCATCTTCCAACCCCCTTGGCAGCGCCACGAACCCACGTTCTTCTGGGTCATCTTTCTTCAGGTTTCGATAAAGCGACATCTTTAAAACAGACGATGCGAAGTTGTAGAACCGCTTCGAATATCGGACGATTTTGCCGCGCCGGTTGCGCTCTTTCTTTACTACCGCCAGAAGCGGTGCGCTCTCTGGATGCACACCGCGAACCATAATGACGCGGCCAGCTGGATGCTTGCGCGCCCAATCCCAAACGTCTTCTGTGTAGGCGTTGCCGTCGATAGCCAGCATGTCGATTTCGACTTTTCGGCCATAAGCATTCCGGAAGCCTTGCTTCAGCAAACCGTTCAGATTTGCCTGACATTTTTCATCCGAAATGTGCCCATTGAAGACACCGTATTCCACGACCGCACGGCGCTTGTTTTGGCCCCATGCAACCACCTGCCATTCAACCCGGTCACCCTGACAGTCAACACCGCAGGTCAGCAGCGGATAGCCAACAGGGATGTTGCCATGCACATAGTCCGACTCTGATGCGCGGTCGCGCAGTTCTTCCCATGGCGGTGACTCACCAAGGACGCGATAGGGTTTGCCAACCACGTCATTCCAGAACGTCTGTTCCTTCGGCGGGTCACCCTTCGCAGCAAGCCAAGAACGCGCGATGCGCTCGAAGGACTGCAGGGGTGAATAGGCCGACCACAAGTCGAATGAGCGGTGATACCGCTTCAGCTTTGGATTTTCCGCACGCCATTCAACGTGTGGGATCATTTCGGAACGATGATGGTCTTCGATTGCGCAGCCGCAATCTGGACCTTGGCAAGTGAAGTGCGCGCGTTCTGGATGTTCCTCATCCAAACTTTGCAGCATGTTTTCCCATTCCAGCATCTGCATAAAACCGCAATGCGGGCACGGAACGTATGGGTATTCCTGACTGCCGGCATCGAAGTTTGCGCTTATGCGACACCCCGGAAGAACCATCGGTGTCGATAACTTAAAAATCTTCGCAAACTCGCGACCGTTGCTGCGACTATCAGCCTGTGTCTCCGGGTCGCCAGCGCTATTCATTTCCCACTTTGCAAGGTCATCCTGGACCTGACGATTCATCGATACTTGCGACAATGATGCAGGGGAGTTCGCGCCGGAAATAAGCAATGCACCGCGACCGTCACGACGCTCCTTATAGGTCACTGAATCCTGACCATCACGTGCCTTCATCGGGAAAATTTTGCGAAGCGCCGTCGTGCCTTTCAGCATCGGTGACAGTTTCATTTTGGACCAGCGCACAGCGTTGTCATGCGTCGGATGCACATAAAGAAAATCGCCGGGGTCCATGTCCATTGAACCACCCGTGAAAATGTTTGCTAGGACCGTGCCCCCCAATTGGGCAGACTTTCTAAGGGTGATGATCCGGCATGGGTCATCAGGGCCAAGTGCCGCTAGGATTTCTTCGAAGAACTTGAACAATTCAGTGTTATAGGAACCGTCAAATTCGCTTTCACGTTTTGAAAACTCAATATTTTCAACGGCCCATTTTAGGTAGTTCACATCTTCGGGCGGCTCCAAAACATTCGCCAAGACATCGTGAACCATCCACTCGGCGCTTGTGACTGCGATATCCAGCATACTTAGCCCAATTCGATTTCAGCGTTTTTCTCCGACGCAACCGCTGCGGTGCGCGCCTTTTCTTTGTCAGACGCGCTGGCCCGAACTTTTTTGAATTCGGCACGCAGCAGATGCAGAACGTCCCGCTGCGAAACATCAAATTGAGCCGCTATCGTCTTTGAGAGTTCAGGTAGCGAACCTTCGAAAATTTGCAGCATCATGCTGGCCACGCGGGTCATCTGTTCGCGGGCGTCGTCGGCAGCTACCAACATGCCTTGGCGCAATGCTTCTTCAGATGCCTGAATGCGGTTGGTGCGCAGCTGCTGTTCCAACTTCGCGCGCTTCAGCTGGTCTTCAACCGTATCCTTCTTTGCCGCTGCAGGGGCAGCTACGGTTGGTTCGGTTTGAACTGGCGCAGCTGAACCTGTCGGAAGGTCCGGCTGGACTTCTTCAGTTGGAAGTTCGTCAGGCAGGTCGGCAGTTGGTGCCGTATCGGTGGATGTCCGTGTCTCGATTCCATTGCCAAGCGCTTGTCCAATGTCACGGTTGCGCCGCACCTGTTCGACCGCGACAGACACAACCACCTTTCCCTTTTTGCCGGGTTGGGTGAATGCGTCATCCTGCAGAATGTCGCGCGATTTCCATTGGCTTACTGCAGCCCGACTAACACCCATGTGGCGCGCAAAGTCTGCCTGCGTCTGATGCTCCTGTGCTGACTGCATGGTGTCCAAAACTTCCCCGGCGGGCTGCGTTAATGCGGATTGCCAAGTGGCTGTCTGTTAAGCAGCGCCCCTTCATTGTTAAGGCTTTACAAAACCCGTCTGACTAGCGAACCCTCGGGCAGCTTACGCCCCGCGTGCGTTCAGAACGGCGTACGGTCCCTAAATTTTTCGACGCTAGAGTATAAGCTAAGGGCAGGCGTCAAACGCCCAACACCCGATTGATTTCATGGTCAAGACGGCGCGGCAGGACGTCAGCCACAAGACCTTCGAAGGCTGTAGCAGTTGCGCCCTCAACCATTTCGATTGGGATGAACACACCAGACTTCAGCTTCTCCAATTCAGTGCGACCACCAATGCGCTGGAAGACGTGGCCACCCATGTTCAGCGCCACACGTCCGCGCACGAAGCTGCCACCCTTGATGAACGCTCCTTCAAACAGCTCACGTTCGCCACGGACAAAGGCAGTCACCCCGCGCCGTGTCTCACGTGCCTTGAAGTATTTCAGCGACACGTCACCACCAGACGATGAAAGGCGGTAATCCAAATCCTGCCACGATGACCGCTTGACCTTCACAGCCTTACGTATGGTCTTCTGCGGCAGTCCTGTTTGCTTGGCCAGTTCACGTACCACGCGGGTCCGTGCCATGTCTCCTGTTCGGTTCAAGGCGCGATTGACCGCCTTCGGGCCATCCTGACCCAAAGCACCGATCATGTTGCCGAACCGCTCAAGGTCGCGCACATCGACTTCACCAACCCTGAACATGGCAATCCCCAATCTTGTGAGTGCGGTGTCCAACACAATTCGTTTGGACTTTTTGGGCACCCACACCTAACCGCACTCATAAAAAAAGCCGGACACAGCATTCTGCATCCGGCTAGGCATAGTCAGTCCGTTCAGACCTAAATCAGCAGGTCAGGCGACGTGGTGAAAACTGCAGACGTGCGCGCGCGCCACAGCCGCATCGCATCATCGACCATGGTGCTGGATGCAGCGCCGCGCGTCGCCATGGGTTCTTCCAACGACTTTGCGTGCACCGCCTTGAAGGCAACACTGTTCAGCCCGTCTGGTGCAACATCGACATGCGTCAGAACGCCCAGTCCGGTCAGCATGCCCACATCATGGAACATCGACATTTCATAGATGCCGACATCCGGCTGCAGATCAATCATCACGTCCACATCAGCATGATGCGCCATGGCGGCACCTGCCATCGTAACCAGTCCAAAAATTGCGGCTAGACCGCACATGAATGCTCGTTTCATCTTCATCTCCTTGAATTTCGGGAAAGCCCTTATCAAAGCACCGCGCATCACCTGATGCCGTTGCCACGCAAAAAAATAGCCCGGACTTTGCAGCCGGGCGTTCTGTTTGGGCATATCTCTTAATTTTAGACGCGGTGACCGGCTTATGCCTTTTCACCTATCCGGGGGCCTCGGTATGTCACTTCCAGCTGGCGCTGTGATTACTTCGATTGACAGGGACTTGGGGTCATCCTGAGAACTTGTTAAGCGACAACCCCAAAACCTGTCAACACCCCTTAACAATCGCGACCACCGCTTAACATCTTCTGGTGGGTGCAACTGTATGAAAACATGAACTTATTTGGTCGATAAATTTTCCAGCCCCAATTCCATCAGATTATCGCGACCAAACAGGTTCACGACGCCTTTGGCAGAGCTGTCACCCACTTCGACAATCTTGAAATCGAAGTCTTCGAATGGACCGTGAACCACCTTAGCAACATCACCCACACCAAACACCCGACGGGCGGCAACCCGTCGCTTGACTTCAGATGGAACGCGACCGCTGCTGAACTGACGCATCAATCGCATCACTGTGGAGTCTGACATCTGGATTGGCCTACCACCGGTGCCCATGACACCGGCAACCACGTCCAATTCCATCAGTTTCTTCCACCCCGGAACACCGCGACCATATTCAGTTTCGACAATGGGCAATCCTACGAACATCCAGTCCGCCAGCAATGGAACCGAAACCAGATGCTTTTCTTTTGTAAAACGGTTCTTGAAGCGCAGAACCTTCTTAACCGGCAGAAAGACTTCGAACCCCGCGCGTTTCATCAAATGTTCTGGCAGGAAGACGCGGTTGCCGGTGCCCTTGACCTTGCGCCACGACTTCTGGCCTGCGCGGTTGATGTACTGCTCCTTTTCAACATCAACGATGGCAGTGCGTGGCCCGCCGCTGGCGTTTGGTTTCATCCGGACTGCGAACCATTGGACTTCACGTGCGGTCACTGATGTCATAGCGTTCATTCCCCGCCCCCTTGGTTTGCTCCAAGGTCAGCGATGGCCTGACAGCGACGAATTGCAGACAGCCGTCGATTACGCCATGCAGCTTCATTCGCGGGAACCTCATCACCCCGCGCCAGACGTTCTTCAACTCTGCGCAACTGGCGGATGGGATTGTCAGCCCTTTCGCGGATGCGACCTACAACAAACGCATTTGGCCAGCGCCGCGACTGCTTCAGTTCAGCCAA